ATGGCATTACTTGTGATTTGGAAGATGAATATGTGATGAATAATCACTTTTCTGTTTCAATAACTGGTGGTGTTGTAAATGTTGATAGGCGTCGAGGCCTTGTTGACTTAGATCTTGTCGTTTATCCCCGATTCGACACCTTAGAAAACGAGACTCCTAAATACTACAAATCCATCATGTTTAATTTTGGTGGATCCAAGGTCGAACCTTTTGTATTATTTGACGTTAACGGAGCAAATGCAGGAAAAGCTTGTAAAAGACTTTTTGCTGCCAGAGATGAAGAGGAGCTATACACTCACTGTCAATACCGTTTAGGGTATCACATGGCCAGGCAAATGGCTACTGTACACAGAGCTCCAATTCTAGAGGTGATGAGAGTGAAACTGGGTCCCAATGTGGATGAGGATAATAAGGCTTTGGATATTTTTGATCTGGACCCTGACGACCTTATTCCTAACAGAGGCATTCCAGCTTGCACTGTAAAAGTAGGTAACGGAAGAAAATCACATTCAGTTTATGTTGGTGATGACTTCACTCAGAATGACCGTATGATTGAGTTGTATGATCTGTTAAATCCAGCAGACATCCTTGATTTATATGCTGAATTGCCCACACTTATCACCACGAAACAGGATGAATTGGTTGCAAGATGTGGCCGAGATATTTTGACTCATGTAGTTGATCTTCTCCGCACTACAAAGAAATGGTTGTTTTACGTGGGGTACGACGCCTTTCTCACACACTTGGAGCCTTTTATTTCGCGAGCTCACATAGCTGAGTTACCTCATGTGAAAAGACAATTACGCATGATTTATGTTAACGGTGCTCAAATCCATGACACCCAAGACTTGATGGTATCAAGGTTAGGCGCGAATGTGAAAAAAGAGATGGCAAAATTTAAGAAGGTTCCTAGGTTATACGTGACTTACGGAGCTGGTTCTATGTTTGCCAATCAGTTACCTGAGTTTGCAAAGATGGCAATAGACGGATACTATCATGATACTTTTGGAAAAGTGGTCACCACGATTTATATCATTGGTAAGCCACGATCTGATACTTTTGATAGGGCTTTCGCTGACATGAGAGACAGTGTCGGTGGTAGTGACGTGTTGTATATAGTATTGTACAGTGATGATTCAGTTTACGCTGGAAACATCAATGGAGTACCTTTTCTATTCAACGTCGATATTTCGAGTTGCGATGCCGGTCAGAGATGGCCTATCTTCTTAGCTTTGCACCAGTTGTATAGTGTTTTTTGTCCCCAATTGTCTTTGGGTACTATTAAACAGTGCACACTCCCAATAGATCTAAGAAATCCCAGCAATAAAGCAGAAAATTGTGTGATTGAGATGGATGGTCCTTTAGAAGGATCTGGAACTCCTAACACAACCATTCTCAACCATGTTGGTAACTACTTTAACGCCGTCAGCAGTGCTGCTGCTCTAGGCAAATGTAGAGATTCTATCACTAGCTCTGATTCAATTCAGCAGTGTATCTTGTTGGGCGCAACTTTAGTAGGTCATAAAGTGACTATTGAAGATTGCGGGTCTCAGGGTTCGATTGAGTTTGAAAAAGCTCAACTTCTTAAAAATTCAATGTTCAAAACAGTTGATGGCCAATGGACCTATGGCATCAATTATGGAACTATCTACAGGGGCTTAGGCACTTATGATGGAGACATGACCCAGTCACAATTGGGTATGGACTTTGCTACTTTTAAAACTACTCTTTGGAAAGATAGAATGGATTTATTTGTTGGAGGAGTGATACAGGGGTTGTGTCACGAGCCATCCTCCACTATTATTGATGCGTTAAGACAGCGTTTTAACAAGACTATTGATATTGCCGTTGCGACTCAGTCCCAGCGAGACCTGCTTAACTCGCACGGTTTATATGAGCAGTCTGAGAAACCTGATCGGTCCCAGTTACGCATCAGTGATGAGAGTTTGTGTGCACGCTATGGTTGCACCCTAGACGATCTTCAGGCCCTAGCAAACAAGTCAAAAGGAATTAGATTTGGAGTCGAATATTCGGATGAAGCAGTAGACTGTTTCTATCGAGTCGACTACGGAGCCAGTGATAGAGTACTTTAGATAACACTCATTTTCCATTCTCTTCATTTCACTTTATATTATTTTATTTTATTTATTTATATTAACGCTAGAAACTTTCCACTGGTACCCTATTCTAATGAGATTACTCAGGTTTAGGCATCAAGTGGAACTAAATAACAGCTTTGCCAGAAAATTTCTTAATTGAACTAAATAACGGCTTTTATTTTATTTTATTTTATTTTAATTT